CAGGCCCGTCTGGGCCATCGGCGGCATGGCGCGCTGCGGCAGCGGCAGCGTGTTGCCCGCGCCGTCCGTTACGTCAGGGTTGACCTCCAAATACGGCCAGTTCTGGGTGTTTGCAGTCTTCCACTGCGTCTCGTACCCTTCGAACTGCCCGCCGTAGCCGATGAACGGTGCCTTCGGAGCCAGCGCCAGCATCTCGGCCTCTTGGCTGGTCCAGTAGTTGTACATCCGCTGGGCGTCCTTGGCGTTGCGCACCAGCCCGGAGACGTACACCCGCCCATCAACCTCGTACTCGTTGCCGACCACCCGCACCACGGGGATGTACTTGCCGGCCCACTCCTGCTCCTCAAGAATCTCGTAGCCGTTGATCTTGCACCACTTGACGCGCTTGCGGTCGGCCTGGCGGCTGCGCAGCGGCTTGCCGAACATCGCCTTGAGTTGCCTGTCCTCGGGCGTGCCGGCAAACGCCGTCTGGTTGCCGGGGTACAGGTTCAGCGTGGCAGGGTCGTACTCGACGTAGAAGTACTCCGCGATGCGTACCGTGTCTTCTTGCAGCCACTGGCTTAGGGACTGGTCGCCCACGCCCAGACTCATCAGCGTGTTGGCCGGTGACGCCTTGGGGTACAGCCGGTGGTACTCCTCGCGGGTGATGTCCTCGGTGATAAAGCACCACTTGGCGTCCGACCCGCACGGGTCTTGGATCATCGGGTCCATGTAGACCGAGAACGAGTTGCGCACCCGCCCAATCTTGATGTCCTGATCGAAGCTGTTGTCGTCGCAGTATTCGGTCAGCAGCCGGATGTAGCCCTCGCCGAACGACACCTGGTTCTCGCAGGCCGTGTCGTAGGCGACGTCGGCATCAGAGATGTACTCGATGTGCCGCACCACGCCGTCAAAGATTTCTGCGACCTCAATGTCGGCCTTGTCGTCGGCCGGAATTACCTTGCCGCTGGGGCGGTTCTGCCGCTGGTCGTTGGTGACCTGGCGGACGTGCTGCGGCAGCTTGTTGATCGTCAGGCACGGCCTGGCGTTGATCGTTTGCCCCTGCACCGCGCCGCGGGTGGCCAGAACGTCTGCTGGCCACTGCCAGTGGTTGTCCGGACTGCCGGCGAAGAACTTCAGGTCGTCAAGCTCGTCCTCTCGACTTTCCCCATACGCCGAAATCGCCTGATTCAGCCGGGTGCGCGCGGTGGCCAGCAAGTCCGATTCAGACTTGTTCTTGCCCCCGCCGCCGTTAGCGACGGCTGCTGCGGCGGTGATGCCGGTGTAGTCAGCCATTACTTGCTCTTCTTCGCCGTCTTGGCGGACTCTTTGAAGGCTTTGGCGGTCGGGGCGCCGGAAGCGCCCGGTTTGCGCATCTTTTCGCCAGAGCCTTCTTTGATACGCTCACGCTTGGCGTGGATATTCGCGTACAAACCCGGTTTTGTTGCCATCACGCCCCCATCCAACTTGCCGACATTTGGCTTCTGTCGCGCATTGTAAGCGTTCTGGGGCGGTCCACGCGCTCTCTGGAGGCCACAGGAAAGGCGAACGTGACCGCCAGCGCGTCAGCAGCGTCTGGAGAGGCCAATCCGCGGGCTTTCATGTCCTTTTTCGACTCCAGATAGATCGTTCCGCTGCTGTCAGGCTTGGTTTTCGGTCCCGTCAGGTCCGTTTTAAGCTGCCGGTCCTCTTTGATGGCCGCAGTACGCAACCAGTCGCGCATTGCGCCCCACATTTCGGCCCGTTTGTTGCCCCACATGACCTGATTCTTGGCTTTCCAGCCAAAATTGACGCCGCGCACCTTATAACGCTGCTCGTTCAGCCTGTCAAGGATGCCGTACCCCAGCCCGCCCTCGTCCAGCACCACCAGCGTGGGCTTGAAGTCCTCAATCGCCTCAATGACGTGCCCCACGACCGTCATGGTGTCGTCGCCCCGGTAGCGCCGGATCTCCAGTATGTCGCGCCCCTGCCTGGCAACGATAACGGTCGAGTCCGCCCCGCTGCGCGCCGGGTCCACGCCGATCACGATGGGCGCTCCGGGGTCTTTGTACTTGGCGCGCTTGAACGCCTCATCGACCAGCCGCGGCGCGATGAACTGCTCGTCGCCCGTTGACGGGAACTCGCCGTAGACCTCGATGCGGGCCTGCGGGCTGTCCTCGCCGTACTCCTCGATGATCTGCTCGTAGACGCTCTTGTCCGTGTCCTCGACCGTGCGGGCGTCGATCTGCCGCGTGTTCCAGAACGCCCGCTTGGCGTTGAAGCACTCGTAGAAGTACCCTTGGTTGCGCCGGGGGTTGCTGAACGCCAGCCAGAACCGGTGCGGCGTGTTCTCCGTGAAGAAGCCCTGCGCCACGTCCCAGATCGTGTCCGGTATGCCGCTGGCTTCGTCAAAAATCAGCAGCACACCGTCTGAGTTGTGCAGGCCGGCGTAGGCGTCGGGGTTCTCCTCCGACCACAGCCGACCCTCCGCGCCCCAGTACCGCGTGCCCTTGCGCAAGTCGCGCTCGACGATCTCGCTCAACCACTTGGCCGGCGTGATCCGCGTCGCGCTGATCTCCCACCAGTGGCTGTTGATCAGCATCGCCAGCCACTTCGTGATTTCGGCCCATGTGATCGATCGCAACTGCGCCTCGCTGTTGGCCGACACAATGACGCTGGCGCCGATGCGCGTGGTCAGCATCCACACCACCAGCCAACTGACCAGCGCCGACTTGCCGATGCCGCGACCTGACGCCGTGGCCATGCGCAGCACTTGGTAGGCGTCTATGGTCTGGTTCTTGGCGATGTGGTCGCGGATGTCGCGCAGCACCTGACGCTGCCACGCACGCGGCCCCTTGTGCTTGGCCAGCGGCGTGCCGTTCTCGCCCCACGGGAACGCGAACAGGACGAATTTCTCAGGGTCGTTCGCTATCGCCGGACTCCAGAGCCTGGCCATCAAGCCTTGCTCTTGGTCCGCCGAGAACCGGGGCTCTTGCATCCGTCACCTCATGTACGAGTTCCAACACCCGCGACTGCGCTTGCTCAAGCGCCGCCGTGATGCTGATCTGCTGCGCCACGTCGATCTGTACCTGCTGCTTGGCCACCCAACCGTGGACGTTCTGCAAGATCGCCAGCGCCGCTTTGTAGTCGCCGTTCAGCGCCGCCTCATGCAACACCGCGGACATGGCAAGCTCGCTATCCGCGCGGCCTTTCTGTTCGGCCAACTCCGCAATCGGGTCCAGTTCGCGCAAGCGCCGGTACTCGCTCGGCAACAACCCTGCCGCTAACGCCAGGTTGTCGCCCTTCAGCCCCCGTTTCGCCGCGTCATACACGCGGTTCAACACGGCCTCCGTGGCCTTGACTTCGCGGATGGTCAGCGGGAGCGACTTGAACATGGCGGTCTGAGTATAGCGTAAGCCTTTTCCGTTTGTGTTTGCAAAAATAATTTTTGCTTGTGGCCCCAAAAAATAAAAATTGTCTGCGAGCCCTTCGTTTTTGACCGCTCAGGTCGCCGGCCCTCCCCTCCCCCCGTCTGGCGCCTGGCCGCACGCCGTCTGGCGCCTGGCCGCAAGCCCCCAGCTACCAGCTAGGTCATGCTAGGCGCTCTAGGCATCGCCTATCCGGGCCGTTGCCTTGGGAGACAAGGCCACCAGCTGCTAGGTGGTCTAGGCCATGCCATGCCATGCGCCTATGTGGCCTTAGGGGCGCGAAGCTGCGCGAACGTGGTCTTGAGGGTATAGGCGGTCATATGCGCTCTGGGCATAGCATATCGGGGTCGCGCCGGACGCGTGCGCCGCCGTGATCGTCAGTATACTTATTACTTTTTACTTTTCTTGGTATGGTATAGATTAGACTACCTATAAAGCATAGCGCCCTCGGTGGAGAGGGGCGCAGACGGCGCCTAGTCGCTACCTAGTTTTGCACCTAGATCGCTGTCTAATCCCCTTGCCCCAACTTAGGTAACGCAATTGCTTGGCAATCATCATATGATTGGCAAAGCCCCTACACTTCACTGGGTGAACAACAATCCCGTACATTATGGATGTCTCAACTCACCGCCTAAGGCGCCTATCATGACTGACCGTTTCTGGATTGATCATTTCGTACCCGGCGACACCATCGCGTCAACTGTGCCTGTCAGAACCTACGATGGACAAAACTGGTTCTTTGAGGACGGCGCGTATGGCGTGTATGACTATTACGCTCGCGCACACGGCGGCGACGATACGCCCCCCGCGATGATCGAATGGGAGCGCACCGTGTGCGCCGTTGTTGCTCCTAAGCTCGCCGAGATGACGCACGGCGATTCTGTCAGCTTCACCATTAACGGTGCGTCGTGGATCTTCACCCGTAACACCATGCGCGACGAGTGCGGCATGCCAATGCTTGAAATGTGAGCCACACCATGCGCCCCCGTGACGTCATCTTTGCATGCGCCTTCGGCGCCACCCTCGGGTTTTTGCTCGCCGCTTTCATTTGATTGGAGTCCACCATGCCAAACACTAACAGCCTAATCGTGTATGACGGTCCGTCCACCATTGACGGTAAGCCTATCATCGTGGTCCTGACAGGGCTCGACCAATCCAGCGAAAACGCAAAGACAGGGAACCTCGTTCAATCGTTCATCATCCGTAGTGACGTCGCGCCTACGGATGCCTTGAAGACTGGTGACGATGCGAGCGTGTGCGGGCTTTGCCCGCATCGTCCAATGCTCGCGCAGACTACGGGCGATGCCCCGTGTTACGTCAATGTGGGCAAGAGTGTGCTTGCAGTCTACGGCGCGTATCGTCGCGGGTCATATGCGCGCGCATCATCGATTGACCAAGTGCGCGCCGCGCTGCGTGGCCGCAAGCTCAGGCTTGGCACTTACGGTGACCCCGCGGCCGCGCCCGTGGAATTGTGGGCGCTACTGGTGTCCCTGAGCGCTGGGCATGTCGGGTACACCCACCAATGGCAATCCGTAGGCTTTGACGCGCGCGCATGGTCACCCCTTGTCATGGCATCGGCAGACTCTGCCGCTGAAGCCCAGCAAGCTCAGTCTATGGGCATGCGGTATTTCCGGGTGAGCATCGGCGTGGACAAACAGCCCCTCGAGGTCACGTGCCCGGCCAGCGTCGAGGGCGGTCGCAAAGCTCAGTGTTCTGATTGCATGCTCTGCGCAGGGACGTCAAAGCAAGCCCGTTCCATCGTCATTGCCGACCATGCTGCCGGGCATGAAAAGCGTGTTATTTCAATTCGTTCTATCTGAGAGGGTACACCATGAGAACCATGCAAGCACGTTACCCGGGGAAGTGTTCCCGTACTGGCGCGCCTATCCGCCCTGGTGACACCATCGTTTACGTCGGGAAGGGGCGCGCCTATCTGTCCGACCTCCTGCCCGCTGTTGACCCGGACTTAGCCTTGGCACGGTCGATTGACCCTGATTTGGCGGATGCCGACCCGGATGCTGCAGCGCACGCGGGCCGGTATCTGCGCCAGAGTTTGGAGCGGGGAGTCTCCCATATCTGGACGTCCGGCGGACGGGAGTTCTACCGGAATCGCAAGGGACGGTGTGAGGATGCACCGTGCTGCGGATGTTGCAATGCTTAAGGGGTGACCATGTCCCGTTCTAACCCAATGCACCACGGCGCGCCCCCACGCCCCCGCCCGTGGCCGTTCCCCGTCACG